GAGAACTTTGATTAAGAAGTTACTCTCAGATCTTCGATTGCTTAAAGCAACGGAGTGCACCAAGAAAGCAGCCCGTGAGTCCCGACAAACACCATTCACCATTTTATATTATGGTGGATCTAGTATCGGGAAATCTACACTTCAGACCTTGACTTATCAGCATTATGCTAAAGTTCATGGTCTCCCATCTGGACCTGAGTATCATTATACTCGTTCATTTTCGGATGAATATTGGTCTGGTTTTCAGACATCTATGTGGTCAATCGCATTAGATGATATTGGATCTAAAAATCCAAATGCACACATGGGAGATCCTAGTATGGAGGAGGTAATCCAGATTATTAATCAGGTACCATATACTCCCCCACAAGCTGAATTGTCGGATAAGGGCAAAACTCCTTTGCGACCACTGTTGGTACAGGGTACCACCAACGTGAAGCACTTGAATGCTAGTTCATATTATTGCAACCAACTGGCAATTGCAAGGCGTTTCCCTATGGTGGTAACACCTACAGTTAAAGCACAATATTGTGTTTTAGTTAATGGTGCTGTGCCAAATAAACAGAGTCGGATGCTTGACACATCGCGTACTCCAAATCTCATGCCTGGAGAATATCCAGATTATTGGGATTTTATGGTTGAACGTGTTGAGGCCAAGACCGATACAGTGACTGGTGTTCAATACCCGGTATATGTACCATATGGTGAAGATGAACATGAATTCACTGATATTCATGATTTCTTGAGTTTTATTAGCAGAGAATCTGTTAAACATAGACAGAAACAAGAGATTGTGGAGAACTCTGAGGTTGCTTATAGCACAGCTGTGCTCTGTGGACGATGTTTTAGAATTGAAGACAAGTGTGTGTGTATCAAGTCTCGTCGATGCGATGCCACATTTGTTGAAACATTGTGTCCCACTTGCAATCAGCCGGTGCCATATTGTATGTGTAAACGCCCAGATGCAGAGGCAGCCTTTAAGGAAGCATTATGCATTAAGTGTAATCACAAGCAGAAGGAGTGCACGTGTCTACCTTTATTGGAAACTGTATGTAATACATGTTGCCTAGGTGAATCGTGCGTATGCAAACCCGAACTCCAATCAGAGGAGATTGGGACTACATCTGGTCTCAAGATAGTGGCTCTGGCAGTTGCCGGAACTGTAATACTTGATACCATCAGGGGTGGTATGTTCCACAACATATCCACAGTAGTAATTTGCTTTATGTTGTGTTGGTTCAATAGAGAACTAATATGTCGAT